TAGCAGTGGCAAAGCGATGAATGTTATTACATCTCGCGACATGAGCCAGCTGCAAATTACGCAAACGCGCATAGAGAAGGCTGCTGCTAGAATTGCAGAAACAACGTTGATGCTTATGAAGCAGTTTTACGATCAGCCAAAAATGATGCGCATGATGGACCAAGCAGGTCAGGTTATTTTTAATCAGCTTGACGCAACAAACCTTAACGACGATCCAGAGGTGTTCATTGAAGCAGGCAGCTTATTCAGAAACGAGGCGCTGGACAGGGATGCAAAGGTCCTTGAGCTACTTCAACTTGGTCTTATTGAAAAAGACCAAGCGCTGCAAGAGATCAGTTTCCGTACAGGCAACGCATTCTTGAGCGAAAAGATTATGTCTATGGCTCACGCTCGAGACATGCTTGGTTATGCAGTTGCAGGCGACAACATAGAAATCTTTTCTAGCGACGACATTAAAGTCTTCATTAAAGTGTTTGGCGACTTTATGCGCACGCCTGAGTTTTACATATTGCCTCAAGAGCGCCAGGACTACATAGCCGACATTTTTGCTGCGTTAACTACTGACGGAGAAGATGCATCTGCATACGCAGAAGCTCTTGCAAAGCGCAAAGTTTGGCCTAAGCCGATGGGCTTTGCAGACAATCCTCAGGACAGAATGCAGGCGTTGGTGCAGGCAAACAGCCCAGAGGCGCAACAGCAAATGATTGAAGAGCAGGCAAACATGGCCGTGCAAAAACGAGTTGGAGAGGATATGGTGTCAAGGTCTCGTCAACGCGATGAGGCTCTGATAAGCCCTGTTGGTGGAGGCTTCTAATGAACGTTAGTCAGATAGCATCTTTGTTTCGGTCCTACACTGATGAGCCTGACGCTACGTTCTTAACTGACGCAGATGTGTCAACATATCTTGCTCAAGGCTACAATCAGTTCAGGTCGTTTGTGTCTGCTATAGATCCGTCTATCTACACTGAAACCGCTGACCTGGTCTTTAATGATACAGACAGCTATCAGCTTGCAGGCGGCGCGGTGTCTTTGCTTGGGTCTACGATTACAGCAGGGAAGAATAGGCTTGTGCAGATACAAAGCTTGGTTAACGTAACCGGAAACGTGCAAGGCATCGGTGTTATCTATCAAGCGGTTACGTCTATTAGTGCGCTTGACCAGGCTCTTGATGCATACTTTCTTGAAGGAACTACGTTGCGGCTAGACAGGAACCTGACGGGAACCTTACGAATAACATACACGCCAGAGCAATCGTCTACTTTGTGGTCTAACGTTGCAGCAGCTACGCATGTTGATGACCTGGTAATGTTTCACGACATGATAGCTTTGTATGCTTATGCGCAATATGCAATTAGAGACAATGCCCAAAACGCTCCGTTGCTTTCTCAGCTTGCATCTAGAGAGTTTGCTCTTTCTGACTACTTGTCTCGAAGGGTGTTTACTGGCCCACAGTATGTATCGGAAACGCTGTCTTCATACATGGACAACTAAATGGCTGTACCATCTACAGAGATAAACGTACTTGATGAAGGCATTGAGCAAGACAGCCCGTCTAAGGGATCGTTTGCCCTCAACATGTTATATCGGAGGAATGCATGGGAGGTGAGGAAAGGCTTTGGGCAAGTATGCCAGCGTACGACGACTTTTGGTCTCCCGTCATCGGTTCCGGCAGGACCAACGATGGGGATGAAGAAGCATCTAGGGTCGTACATGTTGAAGACAGATTTCGGCCACACACAGTGCTTATCGATCTTTTCTGCCCTGATACGAACAGGTGATTCTTTAAGCAACACAACAAAAACAAACTCTTACACAAGCTTTGTGGTTGTTGCTGAAATAGACGACTTAACTACAGGCGATCACTGGGAAGAGCCCCTATACACCCACACATCAGAAAGCAGTGGCTTTGGAAAAGAAGTTACCTCCACAAAAGAGCTTTGGGGGCAAGCTAATGTTTCTGATTACAGCGGGACGCCACCTCCTTACTGGAGGGGTCAATACACGACGTACAGGGAAAAGGATGTTACGTCGTTTAAAAGTGGCATGACTAATGACGCTTGTTTTTTCCACGAGTGGAAAGACTCATTGTATTTTGGCAGTAAGTCTTTAGGCGTATATATCTATAGGCCAATTATTGTTGGCAAGTCTGAGCGCAGAAACCTGTGTTACGAAGACACTAGGTTTACACGGTCCCCGTATGGAGAGCGATCTTTTGTAAGGCCGTTGGTCCCTACGGAAAACCCGGCGTTTGAGGCTGCTTACACGTATCTAAACAAAGCAACATTTCCAGGCGAAGTTGTTGACGTTGCCGTTATTGATGATCGCCTGGTGGTTGCGGCAGACAGGACGTTGTATTTTTCTGATCCTGGTCAACCCGGTTTCTTTGTAGGAATTAATCAAGTTTCTGTTCCAAGCAGAACTCCAATTACCGCCATAGAAGCTCACTATGGCCACCTTATGATATTCGCTGAAGACGAAACGTTTATGTTTCGCAGCGCTGGCGGCGCACTGTATGGCGGCGGACAGGTGTCTAAGATAGACGAACACGTAGGATGTTACGGCCCAAACGCAATAACAATAGCGAAGGGCAACTTGATGTGGTCTGACGCAAACGGTATCTACGCAACCACCGGAAACCTTGTCGTTAGCAAAATAAGCCAAGGCATAGAGAGTTTCTTTAGCGGATATTTTTCATCTCCGTTTACGAGCTACTACACGACAACAACATCTCCTGGTTACTCTACAACTGCAAACAAACAACCAAAGACACAATTTACGGTTTCTGGTGGAAATGCACACCTGTGCTACAACCCGGAGCTCGAGGCTGTTTTTGCAGTGTATCCTGATTCTGAGGCAATCTTTTGTTACAGCGACAACAGGTGGTCTTTATGGACAACAGAGACTCAGGCCACCAATACTGCGAACTTAGTAATTGCAACACAAACAATTACTAATTGCTGGATAGTGACTTCAGAAGACACTATGGTGATGGTTGGGTCACTAGACGAACAAACGTTTGACGACTCTGCTCAAACAAGCACAGGAAGCGCAGTTAACTTAGACCTTACCGCATCAAGCTATTATTTGCTTGAATACGGAAGAGGAGGCGGCATAGACCGCAGCGTGTGTTTGGGCGAAGACATGCGCAAGCCTTCAGGCTACTATCTGTACACGCCAAGCACGGGAAGGGCATCGACGTTTAGGTGCATGTCAGAAGTGCCAGAGCGTGTTCCTACTGGATATGCATTTCCTAACGGAAGCTGGACGATAGGGGGAGTGACTTACACCGTAGTTAGGCCAGATGACATTATATACTGGGTGCCGGTATGCCTGCTTATTTCAGACCAAACAAAGACTAAGCTAGAAAAATGGCAAGCAACAATTAAGTACGACATAAACGCATGGGAACCTGTCATGTACGCAAACAATAGCGACGTTGACTTTGTTGTTCCAAGCGCCCGCATTATCACAAAGCCTGGCTACAACCCAGGATCAGGAAACGCTACTGCAAAAGTGATAAACGCAGGGGCTACAGGCATTACTATTAAGTGGGACAGAACAGAAGACCCGTCTACAAGGTACATGTTTTTAGCACCTAACATTAAAGTGCCAATGCTTTATTTGCCTATGAGGTTAAAGCAAGCATCGCACGCAGCATCTTTAAGTCAAATGGTTGAAAGCGTTGTGTCTCCGCAAATTAGCTGGGTTACGTCTACAGGATCAGGTAATCAGGCTTTAGACCCTTGGGCTTGGAAAGAATATTTTATTGGCACAACTGAGTCTAGAAACTCTAACAACGTGTCCATGCCTGTAGACTGGGCGTACAAAACCAAACAAGTAAATTTGAACGGACAGACAATGCTTAAAGCTCGTGGGCTTTTTGTTCGCATGTCTTCTCGAGGACCAGGAGACAACGACTCTAACCTGGTGCCAAACTACTTGTACGGTCTTTTTAATACGCTGTTAGGCTGTGACGAAAAAGGATGGGTTTCGCAGGTTGTTGACTACGACGGAGTTAGCAACGTTAACGCCGAAGCCTTGGACAAGATTGCAAAAAAGAACTCTATACGAACAAGGGTTCGCAACTCTGGCGCAATGGTTAACAAGGTGTTTGACCAGGCAGGTGTGACTTATGGGTCTAACACAAACACAACTGCCGGGAATTACTTAATAGACGACCAAGCGGTAGACGTAATCTCTACAAGCGACAGCGTAAGAGGCTCGTCGTTTAGCTACATGATGTTTGGGCATATACAAAACAGAGCGCAAGCTATAAGGATTGAAGACGCAAAAGCATCTGTTCGCCAGCAGGGCAGCAGGCGAAGGACCGGTAAGTAGTGTCTACCTTTTTGCAAAAAGAGCTGCACGACATAGGCGGCACAAAGAGAGACGTAACCAACCAGCTTGTCCGAACAGACACGGTTGATTTAATCAACAAGCTTAGGCTGACAGTTCCAGGCACTTTAATTAACGTAAATCAAGGAAGCGAAGATTATGTAAACGCTTCGCCAGGAACGCACGCGTTTCCAGAGTTAAAAAGCGATTGGGCTCACATTAGCTCTCTTGGTGCCGGTACAATTTGCAACAAACAACTAACTGTTTCTGATAGCTCAATCATTGAAGGCGTTCACTTTAAGGGCGAGTCTAACCCGCTAGTTGTTGTGAAGGCCAAAACAACACCTTTAAATAACACGGTTATCTTTAGGTCATGCATGTTTGAAAGAACTAACCAGCCCAAAGGCCCTGTCTGGGTGAGCGTAGAGTCTGGCGCTTTAGTTGTGTTTATAGGTTGTGTTTTTCGCGGAGGAAAATACCCAAACACTGGC